ACAATTCAAAATCTAAATTATATGGAACAGGCATATATTGAGAATCTAATTGTTTTGTTGTGCTTGATTTCTTTTTCTTAAATTGTTGTACACGATTTAATTTTCTTACTGGGTCATAGGCAATTGTACCAATTTCAAAACCAAGACGAGGTAAAGTAATTGCTACTTTAGAATCTAGATTTGCATCTTGGTCAAGTCTTACTAAAAATTTTTGTTTAGGGCCATACGCCAATGGCACCTTCATTTTCTGTACAATATTTCCATTGTTATCTTTTCTAACAATGTTGATGTCGTTAAAGATTGTACCGAATGTAACAACCAGTCGTCTGATTGTTTCATGATAAAATTGTGTTCCTAACATTATGTTCTCCCAGCATCACCGAATGGATTAGATTCGCTGAAGTCTAATATATTTTCGTCCTCTGCTTCAAAAAACTCATTTTGAGCAGTAGTATCAGTTGACATGTCGCCTACTATATAGTCTTCTTGAATGATGTAATTTGCATCACCTGAATCAGCTGCATTCTCAAGAAGAATACTTTCACCAATTGATGCTTCATCATCTTCGTGAACAACCACATCTTCGTCTTCCATTAATAACGTGTCTGTATTTGAACTGTCAGTAAAGAATTCAAGAGCAATACTTTCGTTGTAAGCAGTTGTTGCTTCAAGTGTAACTTGATGTTGTAAAGCGTCACCTGTAAGAGCATCTTCAATAGCGTCAATATCTGCAATACCTGTATCAATAACTTCACTTGAATATTCAAACTGTTTGCATCTTAGTTTGTAAACAGGATTATTATCTAATTGATGAAATGGTTCATCATGGTCTACAAAAGCAACTTCAAATACTTTTTCTAAAACTGGGTGAAATATTAAGTCACCTTCTTTTGGTCGATTTGCATATGTACTAGTTGATGCAGTTTCGCCTCTTAAATATCCACTATCAAAAGAAGCATATAATGTATTAGTTGATGAAGAGACTAGTGTGCCAGATTCTAAAAGTATTGAACCTTCAGTTGTGGCTGTTGCAGTTTCTAAATCCATTTGATGAGCAACATCATCGAATCTAGTTCTACTTACAACAAATGTAATTTCATTTCTATTTTCTAAACCAAATTGTTGAATCAATTCTTTTTCACCTTGATATCCACCATCGGCATCTTCAACATACATTTCGATAGTTTGTGATTTATTAAATTGTGATAAAGAATCTTCACCAAAGATATTATCTCTTGCTGTTAGTGTTCTATCAATATAGTTAACATCATGACCATGTATCTGAATTGCTTCTTTAACTAAACTTGCATATAGATTTTGCTCAGCAGTAGTTGCAGCTTTACCTGATGTTTTAAACGCACTATTGACAGCCATTTATTTTTATCCTTTAATTATCATATCAGGGTATTGTAAGTTTTCAATATATGTTTCTAACTTTTCAATTTCTTCTTGTGCCTGACTGAATATTTGTTCACCATTCATAGTTACTCCACCCAGTAAAGCAACATTTTGAAACTTAGATAAGTTCATACCCCATTGTTTTTTAATTAACGCTGAAGCATATCTTTTTAAATGCATGTTGTCATACAAATCTGTATAAACATCTGGGTCTAATTTTCTGTAACATTCAATGATAAGATAGTCATCTGTATTAACATCACCAGACCAATCCATATCTAAATATAATCTTCCTTGATGTTCTGTAAATCTAATAGGTTTTTCGCCAACTAAAATATGTGAAAGATAATCAAGATGTTGCATTGTCATTTCATAGTGAACAATACTTGTTGAGGAAAAATCATACAAATCATTTAATCTTAATTGATAACGAATATCAAACATATTGTTTGTAGCCGCATTATCGAATGAAAAAATGTTTAGTACAGAAACTATGCTCGATGGCATAGGAATAAAATTTTTCCCTTCTTCAAAACTTGATGTTATTGTACTATCAACTCTATCGGTTGCAGTAGTGGTATCGTTGGTTAAAGCTCTTGTTTTATCTGCTTCTGTAATTTTATATTTAAGATACATTTTCTCAACACTATCATAATAGTAGTGAGCAAAGTATTGTATCGCTTCGTCTATTCTATCGTCAACTTGGTCGTCACTAACATTAATGTCAATTACTCCAAAACCTAAGTTTCGTAAACAATAATCTTTGAATGTTGTCTTTGAATTTGGTATTGCCATGTATTTTTCCTTTTAAGTATTTATCTAAATTGCGTTTTGGTACCCATCCCAAATCCAATATATCTGTTATATTTGCCGTGTTATCTTGTCTTTCGCCTATAAAACCAGATTCTAAAGGTATATTATGTAAGTATTTATCAACTAGCTCATCGACCTTTATGCCTTTACCACTTGCAATTTCATAATTATGTTGTGTCCAATCTGCGAAAAAGTCCTTACGATATATAAACAATTTAATTGCATCAACAATATCTAATACATGTATAAAGTCTCTTGTATGATTAGTTTTGTACGTTAAAGTGCCATCAATCATTTTTTGAGTTAACATTGTAGGTCTACATCCAGGCCCAAAGACATTAGTAAATCTTAATCCAATATGTTTACCTGTTGCCTTTGCCACAGATTCCATTGCCTTTTTTGAACCTGCATAAGGATTATTATACCATTCATGTACATTTGAAGATGAAGCATAAACACATGGAATTTCAAGTTTTCCACATAATTGAAACAAGTTAATAGACCAATCTACATTTGTTTCATACCATTTGTCTGGGTCTTCCATTGATTTACGAACATCTGCTAATGCCGCCAGATGAACTACTCTATCAAATTGTGATAAGTAATCTTCTTTTATATCTTTAAAATTAAGGGGTGCTGGATTTCCCTCAAATGTTCTTAATAAATCCCACTCTGAAACTGAATGTTTATCTTTTTTTAATTCTCTAACTACATGTGAACCAATAAATCCACTTGAACCTGTAACCAATATTTTCATTGACAATACTCCATATATATGATATTAATACTACTATAACTTATTTAGGTGATTAATGTCAAGGGCAATTTACAGTTTATATATTGAAATACCAGACGAAGAACTTGATTTCTTCGATAAAGATATTATTAGAAAAGGTAAAACACCAACTAATATCCATACTAAACAACAATTTCAAAAACATTATCAAAAAATTATAGAAAACAAAAAACGCTATGCAGAGGTTCTTGGTGTTGAGTTCTTTATGTATGAATATTCAACAGATTTCAAAGAGTATGCAAAACACTTTAAAGAGAATTATCCGTTTATCACAATGTATAACATTGTTAACAAATACAAATTAGCATTAATGGAAAGGCTTGTCAATAAGTACGATGAAGTTCTTTATCTAGACTTTGATGCTATACCTGTAACAAATGAAAACTTTTTTGATGTATGGGATTTATCTAAAGGTATTGCAATTTTACATAACAATGATAAGATACGACCTACACATTATCATCTAGATGAAATTAAAGGTTCTATTCGTTCGCCATCAGCAAAATACTTTAACGCAATGGCAATGTTAGAAGAAAATGGTTTGTCACCACAATGCGATGTAGTTAATACAGGCATCATTGGTTGCAATAAAGAACATTGGAATAAACTTAATTACTTTTCAGATTTAGATAAGTCATTTGAATTGATGCACTATTTAAGAAGTGATGAATATAAAAAGGATTCTATGTATCCAATAAATATAACAAATACATTTGGATATGATAACGAAACAATTTTCTCATATAAATTAAAAAAACAAAATGTGCCTGTTCAATGGTTAAATAACCAATGGCATTATTTTTATGATTATGAGATGCATATACCTAAAGAAACAAAGATAGTACACGCTATCAATAAGGAATTTGAATATGTCTGGCGATATGAAAAAAAGATTAATTTTTAGTATGTACACAACATCTATTAATTTAGATGAAAGAAGTAATTCTGCAAGAATTGGTGGTGCTGGAAATATGTTTGAAAAACATTTTGAAAGACTTGTACAGGGTCACAAAGCATTAGCAGAAATGTGGGATGCTGATTATATTTTAGATAGGCCTAGTCAAACCGATTCTGTTAAAGAGTTTGATAAACTTACAATGTGGAAACTTTTTAAATTAGAAGAGTACGTTGAACAATACGAACAAGTTCTATATCTTGATTTAGATGTTATTCCTAATCTAAAAAATATAAAAAAGAATATGTTTAACGAGTTTGATTTTACAAAAATTGTTTCGGGGTGTAATGACACACATGATTTAGCATTATTTAAAAATGTTCATGAAATGAGAGATAAAGATAATTGGTATAAATCTCTTGACAAGTATCATTGGTCAGTCAAAACAAAAATGTTTCATCATATGTTACTATCACAATTAATTGAACCTAAGTTCTATCGTATGATTAATACTGGTATAT